TGCTAATGTAATTTTCGCAAACTCAAATACTGCACAAGCTTTTAGTATGGCTGTCGGTGTCTACGGAGTCGATACACAAGAGGCATCCAATACACAAGTTACATCAGCAGCAGGTAAAATGGCACACGCTGGTTGGGTAGAAAGAAAAGCGGGTATGGGCCCGGTTTTATCACTCTCTGCTAATACAAATGCATACAGCCCAGACGGAAATATTTTTGTCACATTTTCAGGTGGTGGAACTGGTTCAACGACAGCTAATGCCAGCATAGTCACAAATGGTTCAAAATTAATTACGTCAATTACTTTAAACACAAGCGGTTTGTATCTGACAACACCAAGCACTACAGTAACAAATAGTAATGTGGCTATCACGGTCACAATGGGCGGAAGAGCAAATCGCACACAATATGAAACAATCGTTGCCGCTGGTAGTATGACAGGCAGCGGGCCAGTGATACAATAGTAAATAAAGGAGAAGGTATAAAATGACCTTCTCCTTTCTAAATAATGTTCGAAGATTTGAATGATGACAATATTATAATGTATGCGATGAAAGCATATAATTCACCTCACTGTATTATGAGTGAATTTGAAAGCGATCTTAAACGTACTAAATATTTAAAAAGATTATTTCGTCGATATAAAGTGACCAAAACTCTCAAAGAGAGATTGATACTGAATCATACAATTCTTCTTTATAATGTTTTTGGAGTAGATGCCGCCACAAGAATATTATTCTATAAAATTGATGAATCGGATTATGATGTTTTAAAAACTTTCTTAATTTATCTAAACTACATGCCAGATAAAGTGAAAGGTATAAGAGGTAAAGATATCATTTCTTCCGACATACTCATAGATATGAACGTGGCAGAAACACTAAGAAAAATATGAAAACTTTCAAAAAATTAAGAGAAGATATGGGTGGATCCGCAGGACCTGTTAATGTTGTGTCGACAGGTGCTATAGCTGGTTCAGGTGAAAAAGGTGGTGAACCTGGCGTACATCTAAAAAGGAAAAAAGCCGTCATAGTACAACCTATGGCAAGAAGAAAACCACCAAAGTCATAATAAAATGTGGATTTTAGAGTGGTTACCTAACTGGATATTCTATGCAATTCTATTACTGGGTTTAATAGGATTCGCAGTCACATATCTTCTCAAATTCGTACCAATTCCAGCATTATACGTCTATAAGACACCAATACAAATAGTATCGGTAGTCTTCATGGTCATTGGCGTTTACATGGCCGGATCAATTGCAAACAACGAAGCATGGGAAGCAAAAGTAAAAGAAGTCGAAGCTAAACTTGCTGAAGCTGAAGCTCAAGGCGCAAAAGAAACTGTCAAGATAGTTGAAAAAGTTGTCGTACAAGAAAAAATTGTTCGCCAAAGAGGACAAGATATTGTAAAGGTCGTAGAGAAAGAAGTTGTCAAGTATGATAACAAATGTGAAATTCCTCCTCCTTTCATCGAAGTTCATAATCAAGCAGCAGAGAAAGTAAAATGAAATTTGCAATCATTTTTTCAGCATTATTTCTCGTTGGGTGTGCATCGAAGCCAGTGCCAGTCAAAATAAAATTTCCTGAAGCACCTGAAGTTTTATTACAGCCTTGCCCAGATTTAAAAAAACTAGAAAAAGACGTTAAGTTAAGTGATGTTGCAAAAACAATCACAGAAAATTATACACTTTATCATGAGTGTTCGATTAAAAATCAAGCATGGGGTGAATGGTACAAAGCACATAAAAAAATATTTGAGGAATCAATGAAATGACTGAATTAACAAAAGAACAGTTAAAGCAGATGTTACCTAAGAACCCTTATATTGATTATTGGCACAATGCACTTGCACAGTTGCTTCCTGATTATGAAATTAATACTGGCAAAAGAATCGCAGCATTCGTTGCTCAGTGTGCCCATGAATCTGGTAACTTTATGGTTCTACAAGAGAATCTAAATTACAGAGCACAATCTTTAAGAAAGTTATTTCCCAAATACTTTCCAGATGATGCAATCGCTCAAGACTATGCAAGTCGACCTAACAAACAAGAGGCTATAGCAAATCGTATCTATGCAAGTCGCATGGGTAATGGACCAGAAGAGTCTGGTGACGGATGGAAATTTCGTGGGCGTGGGCTCATTCAACTTACTGGTCGACATAATTATACATGGTTTGCAGCATCATTAGAAATTAGCCCAGAAGAAGCATCAGAATATCTAACTACATTCGAAGGTGCAGCACAATCTGCTTGCTGGTTTTGGGAAAGTAATAAACTAAATCAGTGGGCAGATAAAGGCGATATACTTACACTCACAAAAAGAATTAACGGTGGAACAATCGGGCTTGATGACCGAATCAAACATTATGAACATGCTCTGCATATAATGGGAGAGCATTGATGAAGTATCTGTTGATTTTACTGATGCCATTTTTAGTTGCTTGTCAAGAGAGATATCGATACCCCTGTCAAGACCCTGATAATTGGGATAAAAAAATGTGTCAGAAACCTTATTGTAGCGCAAACGGAACATGCCCAGAAGATTTGAGACACTATGAAAGACAGAATACAAATAATCAGAAACAAAATTCATGTTCGGGGAGTTGCAAATGATTAAGGACTTATGGTCAGGACCAAAATACACAGAAGATGAGTTAAATGCGAGATTAAAATTTTTCATTGGCGTGTGCCTTGCAGTAACATTGACGGGTATCGTTTTCGTAGTTCTCTTTTCTATCATCTTTGTAACGCAACCTATGAATGGTATTAGCCCCGTGGATAATAAGTTTTTTGAATTGATTATTCCTATTGCAACATTCTTGACTGGAACTTTATCAGGTATCATGCTTGCTGGTAATGACAAAGATTTGAGAGCAAAAGCACTTGAATCTGCAAACAGACCACCTCCACCACCTGCACCAGCGCCCGTTCCAACTCCTACATTAAACATATCATATGGGCAGAGAACAGAGCCTACAGTATCAATGCCTGCGACAGTAGTTACAGGCTTTGGTGGTAAACCTGCACCTCCAGTAGCACATCAACCGGAGATTTAAATGCCACCACTCATTAGTATATTTCAATCAAATGTCGGTGATCACGGAATTAGTAGCAAAAGAGTTGTTACTTTTTTAGCATTCTTGTTTTGTAGTATCGCTTTCTTTGCAAATTTGTTTTTCGGATATAAAATAGACACTCATATATTTGATGGCATGATGTATATCGCAGTTGCAGGTCTTGGTGTAACCGTTGCAGAGCGATTTGCTACACCTAAGACTCCCTTGCTCAAATAAATAAACAACACGGAGAAATAAATGAAAGCAATTATTCTTTCTTTTCTGATTGCATTTTCGAGTCTAGCACTTGCAGCGGAAACAAAAAAAGTTTGTGTTGATAAAGTCACTAATGATGGTAAACCAGTTCTCGATAAAGCAGGTAAGCCAGTTCAAGAATGTAAAGAAATTAAAGTTCACAAAAAACTTGAAGGTACTGAAGTACCTCCTGCGAAAAAGTAATGGCTGAACAGGTAGATTTAAAAGTGGAAGTGGGAATACTTAAAACGCAAGTATCTTCCCTTACTCAACTTTGTGATAAAATGGATAAAGTTATCGAAAAGTTATCCGATAATCAAGATAGGTTCGTCAATCAGATTTATAACGACATGGAAAAAAGAAAAGACGATACGGTAAATGATATCAAAGAGATGCATTCTCGCATCACAACAGTTGACAGAAACCTATCAGATAAGATAGAATTAACTGAACGCAGAATCATGGAAGAGATAAAATCTCTACGTAATCACATCGATAATCATAATAAGAAAGAAGAAAGTGAAATCAAAAAAATATTACAATGGAAATGGATGGTTGCCGGTGGTATTGTTGCCTTGGCATGGTTGTTTTCTAACATAAATTTAGATATGATATCAAAGCTATTTCGTTAATTTTATTATGAGTTGTTATGTCTATTTTTATTGATAGAAAATATCTTAAACTACTTTCACCTAAATTAAACAAATTCTCACAAAAAAAAGAGGATTTGTATAATTTTCGTTGCCCCTTTTGTGGAGATTCCAGAAAGAATCCACACAAAGCTAGAGGGTACATTTATAAAAAGAAAAATGATTATTACTATAAGTGCCAAAATTGTGGTATTGGGCACACGATGTACAATTTTATTAATTTGATAGATTCAAATTTAGTAAAAGAATACTCGATGGAGAGATATGCCAATGGAGAAGATGGCAATCATAACTATAAGAAACCGGAAATAAAGTTTGAAATTCCGGTTTTCAAAAATAAAACGGTAATTAATTTACCAAAGATTTCATTTTTACCGGAAAATCATTTAGCCGTGCAATATTGCATAGGGCGAAAAATTCCAAAAGATACATATGATGAACTATATTATTGTGAAGATTTTAAAAAATTTGTTGATGAAATTCTTCCTAATAATGAGAAACAGCTCAAAGAAAATGATGCTAGATTAATTATACCTTTTCTCGATGAAGAAGGTTTTCTAACATGTTTTCAAGGTAGAACTTTAACGGATTCAAAGATTCGATATATAACAATCAAATTAGATGATGACAGCAAAAAATTATTTGGTTTAAACAAAATTGATAAAACAAAGAAAGTTTATGTGACTGAAGGTCCAATAGATTCCTTATTTTTATCAAATTCAGTTGCGACCGCCGATGCTAACTTAATGAGTGCAGCCAATCATATATCAAAAGAAAATTTGGTTTTAGTTTTTGACAATGAACCGAGAAATAAAGACATATGCAAAATTATGGACAAAGCGATAGAAGAACATTTTTCTGTTTGTATTTGGCCAGAAATGATGCAAGAAAAAGATATTAATGAGATGATTTTATCTGGATTTACCTCTGAAGAAATTTTAGATATTATCGACAAAAACACTTTTGTGAATTTGAGAGCTAAAATGGAATACATACAATGGAAAAAAATATGAAAGTAAAATTAATCAATTATTCGCAAGATCCGGAGGGTAGGAATCTTCTAGAGCAAATTGCATATACCGCAAGAGTTTCAAACCCATCAAATCAAAATAATAACGAGACGGCTGAGAAGTTAGTTAGATACTTAATAAAACATAAACACTGGTCTCCTCTGGAAATGGTCAGTGTATGTTTGGAAATAAACACAACTCGTGATATAGCTAGACAAATTCTGAGACACCGTTCATTTTCGTTTCAAGAATTTAGCCAGAGATACGCCGTTGCTGATATGGGATGGGAACTAAAAGAAGCCAGGTTACAAGACACAAAAAATAGACAAAACTCTGTTACTATTGATTTAAACAATGATAGCGAAAGGCAGTTAGCCTATCAGTGGGAAAGAATGCAAACAAGAGTTCGTGTCGAAGCTGAAAACGCCTATAATTGGGCAATTTCAAAAGGTGTTGCAAAGGAGCAAGCAAGAGCGGTGTTACCTGAAGGTATGACTCTCTCTAGATTGTACATGAACGGAACCTTAAGATCGTGGGTACACTATATACAGCTCAGGTCATCAAATGGGACTCAAAAGGAACACATGCAAATTGCACGAGACTGCGCTAAAGCTATTGAATCTGTGTTTCCAATGATTAAGGAGTTTGTAGATGAACAGTCATGATGATGTTAAAAAGTTTTTAAACGCATGTGATCAAACCGAAATAGGATTTGGAAAACAATCAGATCTCTACTTGAAATTAATTAAAGAAGAATTTAAAGAACTAAATGAAGCATACAAAAATAAAGATTTAGTTGAAATTGCTGATGCGTGTGCAGATTTAAAATGGGTTATTGAGGGTCTGGAGTTAACACTAAATTTACCTCAGCAAAAAGTGTGGGATGAAGTTGCAAGAAGTAATATTTCAAAAATAGGATCAGACGGTAAAGTCAAAAGGCGTGAAGACGGTAAAATTTTGAAACCTGATGATTGGACTCCACCCAATATTAAAAAGATATTAGAAAAATAAGGAAATAAAATGGAGTATATGGGAATTAAAATTGATTTGGAGAGAGATAGGCTTTTTGATGAGCTTGGATTGAAAAGATTAAAAGAATCATACATGAGAGAAGAAGAAAAATCTCCACAAGAAAGGTTCGCATATGTCTCAAAAGCATTCTCTTCCTCGTCAGAACACGCTCAGAGGTTATATGAGTACAGCAGCAAGCATTGGCTCAGTTATTCTACTCCCATTCTTTCTTTTGGGCGCAGCCGTAGGGGTTTACCTATTTCTTGTTTTTTACCATATCTCCACGACAGTGCAGAAGGTTTGGTGGATTGTTTGTCGGAAGTAAATTGGCTCTCAATGTTGGGAGGCGGGATTGGAATCGGAATCGGTATTCGTTCGGCTGATGATAAGTCTACTGGGATTATGCCTCATTTACGCACATACGATGCTAGTTCGCTTGCCTATCGGCAGGGGCGCACACGCCGTGGCTCATATGCTGCTTATCTTGACATATCCCATCCTGATATTCTTATCTTTTTGGAGATGAGAAAACCTACAGGCGACCCTAATATGCGGGCTCTGAATCTGCATCATGGTATTAATATCACTGATGATTTTATGCAAATTATCGAAAAGTGTATGTTAGACCCAAATGCGGACGATTCTTGGCAGCTTAAGGACCCACATAATAAAGAGGTTCGTGAAGTTGTTTCCGCTAAAGAATTGTGGCAGAAAATTATTGAGCTTAGAATGCATACGGGTGAACCTTATATTCATTTTATAGATACAAGTAATCGACTGATGCCCAAATTTCAAAAAGAAAAAGGTTTGAGTATTAAACAGTCAAATCTTTGTAGCGAAATCATCTTACCTACAGATAAAGATAGGACAGCAGTGTGCTGCCTCTCATCGGTTAATTTGGAGTATTATGATGAATGGAAGAATAACGAACTTTTTCTTCGGGACATTGCTGAGATGTTGGATAACGTTCTTCAGTATTTTATCGATAATGCTCCTGATAGCATTTCTAGGGCGAGATATTCTGCTTCATGTGAAAGAAGTATTGGCGTTGGTACTTTGGGTTTTCATGCTTATTTACAGCGTAGTAATATACCGTGGGAGTCACCAATTGCCATCGGAAAAAATAAAAAAATATTCAAACACATCAAAGAAGGTTTAGAACGTGCAAACCTTGAATTGGGTGAGGAACGTGGTGAAGCTCCTGATGCCAAAGGAACCGGCCGTAGGTTCAGTCATACGATGGCAATCGCTCCTAACGCTTCTTCTAGTATTATTATGGGCAACACTAGTCCTTCTATTGAACCTTATCGTGCCAATGCTTATCGCCAAGACACTCTATCGGGTTCTCACTTAAACAAGAATCGTTATCTTGACAAAGTTATTCAGAAACATTTAGCAGGTGATGGAGACACAATATCAACAAATGATTATAATGATATCTGGTCTTCTATTATTGCTAATGATGGATCTGTTCAGCACCTGACATGGATGGATGACTGGACAAAAGATGTTTTCAAGACTTCAATGGAAATTGACCAGCGTTGGTTAATTGAACACGCTGCTGACCGACAAGAATACATTGACCAAGCACAGAGTTTGAATCTTTTCTTTAGACCAGATTCTAATATTAAATATATTCATGCAGTACATTTTATGGCTTGGAAAAAAGGATTGAAAACACTTTACTACTGTCGCTCAGAAAAATTAGCAAAAGCTGATAAAGTATCCAGGAAAATTGAAAGAAAAGTTATAGAAGAAATTGATATGAGCCAAATTGCCCAAGGTAACGATTGCATTGCTTGCGAAGGATAAAAAATGAAAAAGATACTAAGATTTACCGCTTCATGGTGCCAGCCGTGTAAAGCAATGGCAAAGAATTTAGAAGCTGCAAATTTAGATATTCCCATTGAAGTGATTGATATTGATGTACATGATGATGTTGCAATCGAACATAGCATTCGTTCAGTGCCAACTCTAATTTTAAAAGATGGTTCAACAGACAAAAGACTTATCGGATTACATTCAGTAGATAAAATTAAAGAATGGGCAAATAGCTAATGGCACACATGGTCGCCAATTTACCACCAATTCATTGTTATATAAGAAGAGAATTTTTATATGATTTTGAAAAAGGATTTAATGAATATGAACCTTGTATTTGGGTGAGTATTAAATCTATTCGAGGGCAAGCATTTCGTATAGAATCATACTTACCCAACTATGGTGCTCTATATGATAAACTGCCATTGCATGCTTACGTTTCCAGAAATAAAGATTTAGAAATAGATTCTTTTTTACCTCTTGACACCTTGCAAATCTGGGATTGTTTCAGTTATGATATTACAGTTATAAAAAAATCTTTTTTAGGAAATTTATCAGCAAAATTTTATGGTAAAGACAAAAACTGGCACCACGGCGAATATTTGTTCACAGTCGATAATAGTGCGCCAGATTCAAATGTTTTAGATACAACTTATGCAGAATGGCCTGAAGATCATAAATCATTTAATTTCATCATGTTAAAGAATGGCCAGTTTGCCGCACAACCAAATAATCGAACTATTTTTTTAGATGCGGCTTCAAATCCTAAAACATTGAAATTTCCAGATTTTCGTGTGTGTAAAAAATTATACCGAGTCGAAACAAATCCTAAGTGGGCCCTTGGTGATACAGATACGGTAATGTATGAACAGCAAAAGGATCAATAATGAAAAAACAACAATTAAAACTAACAGACGAAAGAAATAGCTTTAAACCTTTTAATTATCCTTGGGCATATGATGCATGGCTTAAACATGAACAAGCCCACTGGCTACATACCGAAGTGCCAATGATTGAAGATGTTAAAGATTGGAAAAATAGGTTGACTGATGAAGAGAAACAATTCCTCACACATATTTTCCGATTTTTTACGCAAGGAGATATCGACGTTGCTGGTGGTTACGTGCGTAATTATCTTCCTTATTTTCCCCAACCTGAAATACGGATGATGTTATCGGGATTTGCGGCAAGAGAAGCTTTACATATTGCGGCGTATTCACATTTAATTGAAACACTTGGATTACCTGAAACGACATACAATCAATTTTTAGAATATCAGCAAATGAGAGACAAACACGATTATGTTTTAGATTTGTCCTCAAAAAATGGAACAATAGAATCTACAGCAACACATATTGCAGTGTTTTCAGCATTTACAGAAGGTATGCAGCTATTCTCTTCGTTCATCATGTTGCTAAATTTCCCCAGACATGGTAAAATGAAAGGTATGGGACAAATCATTACTTGGTCCATCGTCGACGAAACAATGCATGCAGAAAGCATGATAAAATTGTTCCGAACATATATAGAGGAAAATAAAGATATTTGGAATGATGATCTCAAAGGAAAGATTTACACAATTGCTACAAAAATGGTTGAACTCGAAGATCGTTTTATTGATTTGGCATTTAGCATGGGCGATATGTCTAATTTATCTCCTGATGACGTTAAACGTTATATTCGTTATATTGCTGATCGTCGCCTTATTAGTATGGGTCTCAAGGGTATAATGAAAGTGAAAAAGAATCCTCTTCCCTGGGTCGAAGAAATGATTAATGCACCAACACACACAAACTTCTTTGAAAACAGAGCAACAGATTATGCGAAAGGTGCACTTTCTGGTAATTGGGGAGAAGTTTGGGCTTAAAAAAGGAAAACCATGCTAGAAAAATTAGTAACAGCAGAATGTTCAGAGTGTGAATCCAGTTTTGAAATGACATATCAAGAGGAACTTGTCTCAAAAGACCTCCCATGCTATTGCCCTTTCTGTGGCGAAAAAATCGAAGACGTCCAAGAAGAAGAATATATAGACCAGGACGATGACTTTGATGAGATAGAGGAATGGCGATAAATTGGGTATACAAAGAAAAAGATTTTTTTGAAGATGACATAGAAGATAATTATGGATTCGTTTATCTAATAACTAATTTAAAAACTGGTAAAAAATACATAGGTAAAAAATTTTTTTATTCTTCTAAGACAAAAACCTTAAAAGGTAAGAAGAAAAGGTATAAAGTTAATTCAGATTGGCAAACTTACTACGGATCTAACAAAGAATTGCAAAATGATGTTATACTACACGGAACAGAAAACTTCAAAAGAGAAATTCTGTATCTTTGTAAATCTAAAGGAGAATGTAGTTACTTTGAAGCTAAAGAACAGTTCAGTCGACAAGTGTTAGAATCAGAAGAATACTATAATACATGGATAATGGTAAGAGTCCGAAAAAATCACCTAAAGGTAAAATTAATTGATTAATATTGTTGATAGGTTTCGTGATAGACCAATGGACGGAATTCAATTTTTCAAATTGGATGATGAATATAGCGTCAGCACTTTTACCTACAACAATAAAGGTGAAAAAATAGAAGGCTCAGTCATGGGTGACTTCTATCACATTATTGTTATACCTAACCTGGCAGAGTCTGTACAAGATTTAGAAAAAACAGAAGCAATTCTTAGTTCACCTTTGCATTATGTTGAAAGATTAATAAATGATGGTTTTTCAGGTGTTGTGGCTAAAGTTACGACTACCTCCGAAGAGGTAATGAAACATTTGTATGATGAAATGAAGGAAAAAGGGAGTATTGAAAATGATGAACAAATATGAATTGAAAGAAGTTCTCAGTAATTCTGTCGTTACTGTGGTTTTTACAAAAGTGGACGGTTCCGAAAGGGTAATGAACTGCACTCTGCTTCCAGAATACATTCCAACAACTGTTGCAGAAAAACAACAACTTTTGACAGAAAGTTTGCCAAAAGCAGAAAACCCCAATACAATAGCAGTATGGGATTTGGAAAATAATGGTTGGCGTTCATTTCGCCTTGACTCAATTAAAGCCGTAACGAAAAATGAGACTTACATCCGTTAAAGACTATGAAAAACAAATTTCAGGTGGAGAACCTACCTGGAAGAATGGTGATGGTTCAATTGTAAAAGCACTTAATTGGTATAATTATCACTGTGAATCAAAAGATAGTAAAAAATACACTATCCAATATCTTAAGGAAAACAAATACACCAAAAAAGATATTGATCTTATCGAAAAAGTTCCTGAAGACCAATTTAAAAATTTAGGCTTCGTCTGTCGCATCAAAATGCGTGGCGGAAACCTGAATGAAAAGAATACTCTTTGGATTTCTTCTTTTATAGAAGAGTTGAAGCATAAAGTTGAGTTACAGGAAACAAAAAAACCTGTCGAGCCTAAAGTTGTAATTTCAATTCAAGAAAGAACTTTCGACAAAGCAAAAGAATATATTGGTGAAATCGAAAGTATTATTGATGACTGTTTCATGGTTCGGGATTTTGATGCCGTAGATCCTTACGACTCTATGCAAGCCATGGGTATCAAAAGCGCACATGCAAACCATGTAATCAAATTCTTCAAACAGAAGGTATCCGAAATCGAACAAGTTGTTCAGGGAAAAGATGAACAGTTGACTGAAGGATATTCGAATTTCTCTAAAAAAGAATTGAAAGAATATTTGTCTTATCTGAACAAGATTGTATCTGATGCCGAAAGAATTTCACACAACACCAAATTGACCAGGAAGCCAAGAAAGAAAAAAGCTAAACCTGTCGACAAGGTGATATCAAAGCTTTCGTTTAAGAAAGAAGATCCCGATTTTAAAATTGCATCGGTGAACCCAACCGACATTGTTGGCTCATCACAACTGTGGATTTTTAACACAAAAACCAGAAAGCTTGGTGTGTACAATGCAATTGATGAAAGTGGGCTAACCGTCAAAGGTACGACAATTGTGAATTTTAGTGAACAAACGTCTGTACATAAGACGGTTAGAAAACCAGATACAGTTTTACCAGAGCTTTTGAAAAGTGGTAAAGTATCTCTTCGCAAATTTCTTTCCACAATAAATTCTGTCGAACAGCCCTTGACAGGTAGAATTAATTCTGATACCATCTTAGTTAGAATTATCAAATAAAGGTATATAATGATTCTCATTGATCTAAACCAAGTTCTGCTCTCTGGGTTGATGGCGCAAATAGCAGGACAGAAAAATCTCAAAATCGAAGAAGGGCTTATTCGACACCTAGTTCTTAATATACTGAGAACTCAAATAAAACAATTTCGCCAAGAGTATGGTGAAGTTGTTCTCTGTTGCGATAACAGAACTTATTGGCGAAAAAGCTTCTTTCCTTATTACAAGGCTGGGAGGAAAAAGGCACGAGAGAAATCCGACCTAGATTGGCATCTTATTTTTAATATTCTTGGAAATCTAAAACAAGAATTGAAAGAAAACTTTCCATACAAAGTCATTGATGTTGATGGTGCTGAAGCTGATGATATTATCGGTACTCTCTCTGTCCGCCACTCAGGCACTGAAAAGGTTCTGATCCTTTCGAGTGATGGTGACTTCATTCAATTGCAGAAATATAAAAATGTAAAGCAATATAATCCTGCCACCAAGAAGTTTATCGTTTCTACGAATCCTACATCTGATCTAAAAGAGAAGATTATTCAAGGTGATCGTGGAGACGGCATTCCAAATATTTTCTCACCCGACAATTGCTTTGTACTCGAACAGAGACAAAAGCCCATCACTAAAGTTAAACTCAGTCAACTTCTGAATGAAAATTCAGAAAACTATGAAGAGGAAATAAAACGAGGATTTATTCGCAACAAAACTTTGATTGATCTCGAAATGACACCTAAAGAAATTCAAGTGTCAATTATCAAAGCGTTCGATAATTACAAGCCTTCTCCAAAATCACAACTGATTAATTATTTTATGGAGAAGAAACTTAAAAACCTTATGGATGTAATAGAGGAATTTTAATGCGTAAAAATATTTACGAAGTATTTGATGAGTTTGAAAAACAAACTAACAAAAAAGATAGAATCGATGTTCTTGCTAAAAATTGGGGCCCAACATTGAAGTTGGTTCTACAATTAGCATATAGGCCAGAAGTGCAGTGGAAATATAAAAACTTCCCTGAATCATATAAGAAGCAAGAAATTGTTCCAGGATATTCCTTTGCGTCTCTTGACACTGAAATCAAAAGACTTTATATTTTTCAAAAAGGTAATCCTACCGCAGAGAAACTAACACCAAAACGAAGTGAAGAACTTTTAGTGGTGTTTTTAGAATCTCTTGAACCTCGTGAGGCGGAAATCGTTATGGGTATTTTCAGAAAAAACCTGGGAGTCAAAGGTTTGACCGAAAAATTTATTCGTGATAATATTCCAGGTATCTTTTAATCTAACTACGGAGACTTAAGTGGGAAAATTTGTTGGAAAATTTCGACAAGAGCGTGACTATTCCGATGACTACGGTTACGGCGGAAGAAAACAAAAAAGAAAACGTGAAAACCGTGAAATTCGTAAAATGAAAATGCGACAATACGAAGAAGATAATTATGCTTTTGAAGGTTCAGATAGGCCCTTTAAATATAAAGACTAAGGCGTTGTAAAAAAACAACACTTTTGGTTGACAAAGCTTCAACAATGTGATATACTGATATCTCTTTGTTGGAGATTATAATGATTATTTACACCAATCTAGGTAAGTCAAAACCCAAACTCGCTCCAAAAAAAGAGCGTGAAGAATATGCAGCATGGCTCAAAAAACATGGCGTTGATGGTAGTAAAGTAAAAACTAAAAAATACCATACAATCAACGAATATTCTATGAAAATTCCCTCTGGGCGATCAACAACCAAACATATACCGTCTGTAGACTCTGGGTTATCAATGGCCGCAGCAGCTCCTCGAAAAGTCTACACGGGTGACAAAATCATTGGAATTGGAACTTTGCATAAATCTAATGCAATTCCAATTTTCACTGATGAAGAAGCAAAAGATATTGCAAAAATGCGTCGTTAAATCACTTAAATAGGATAAATTATTATGAATGTAGAACAAAATGTGCAAGCGTGGCAACAATTGACAGATATTGTCAATGAATGGGTCAATCCTATGGCCTATTTAAGCGGTTATTGTTATATTGAAGATGCTAATGACGGTTCCGGAGACGGAATTTTGACTTTTCCTGAAGGAATGTGCGAAAAAATCGGCTGGAAAGAGGGAGACACGCTAAATCTTGAACTTATTGACGGAAATAAGTTGGTTATTACAAAAAAACAACAGTAAAAGACAATAAAATCGAAAAAATTTGACTTTTTACGTGTTTTTTAATATAATTTCTTATATCAACACTCAAAAAACATAGGAATTACGATGCTGATCGAATCTAAGTCTGTTCTTGCCCGTCTGATGGCTACCGAAAATCTAATTGTTGAGCAGAGAAAAGTTCCCACGGCATCTTTTGACGTTAAAAATCGTATTTTGACGATTCCGATTCTTAACGGAAACCTTTCACCTGAAGTTTATGACTTGATGATTGGGCATGAAACTGGGCATGCGCTTGAAACGCCTCTTGAGGGTTGGCATGACTCGATTGTGGATCTAAAAGTCAATCGTTCGATTCTGAATATTTGCGAAGATGCACGTATTGAAAAGAAAATCAAACGCAAGTTTCCTGGCATCCGTGTTTCCTTTGTCAAAGGTTATCGACAACTGTTCGACATGGACTTTTTTGGAGTAAAAGGAAAAGACCTCAACAAACTAAACTTCATTGACCGTGTAAATCTGTACACAAAAGGTGGATCTGCACAAGGTATTGAATTTTCCTTGAAAGAGGCTGAACTGCTGAGAGAAGTTGAGAAT